GTTCCATCAAATGCAAAAAATCCACCTTCACCTGACATCCAGAATATCATACCATTAGAATAACTAACTGCATTTTGTCCAATACATCCACAGTTTGTTCCAACTTGTCTAACACTAAATGTAAACGGTGGACCTACGAATTGAATTACATATGCTGCACTGTCTGTTAATACAAATACATAATCTTTACCTTGAACAGCTGCTACAATCCTGTTTCCTGTGTCTAATCTAAATGTACCAGCAGTATTGGTAGCAGTTGGTTGATAGGTATTATAATCTTCTTGGTTTGAGAATCTTATAAACATTGGATCCTGAGTCGTTGTATCTCCAATTGTTGTCTCAGTTCCAAAGTGAAATAAATGTCTATCTCTATCTGATACCAAAGTTAATCTTGTTTTAGTAGGAGCTCCTGACATAAGAGTTGCTCTATTTGATCTCGGGTTAGATGCTCCTGCATCCCAAGTATATGTTTTACCATTGTGAATGGTTGCAACTAATGTTTGTCCAAAGTTATCAAGACTCCAGATGCCTGGATCCAGGATCACGTCACTGGTTGTACGCTCCGTGCCCCAGGTAGAATCTCCCCATAAGTATGTTCCCCATCCATAACCTGCTGTTTGAAATGTTGGTCCTACAATTACATAAGGATCAATTTGTGCTGAACCTGTTCCTGAAGTTGTAGCTGCAGAGTTAGATGGCATTGTAATGTCAAAAGCATTTGCAGTTACATTATTTATTTCAAATGTGTTTTCTGTAAAATCTGTTGTTGCATAACCTGATCCTGTTGGAACAGTAACGGATGAAAATGTTACATATCTTCCAGAAGATAAACCATGAGAAGTTTTGTTTACAGTAACTGTTGGGGAACCGGTTGATGCATCAAAATTAGCTCCAGTAATTCCCGTATCTAACGGAGTAATATCATAAAACTTATCACCATAGTATAAAAACAAACCTTGTGATGTACCGATTGCTGCATACTTCTCACCAGCTAAAGATGTCCATGTATGTTGAGCTCTTGCTGCACCGGGAAGAGTTTCATTATCAATAGTTAACTGTTCCCAACCTCCTATTTTTTCTGGAAGTCCATATCTAAATCTAACAAAATCACCATCAGTCCACTGAGACTCAGCCCCTGATTGTGTTATTTGTTTATTAAAACCTGGTTTAAATTGTAGTTTCTGAAGCATAGCACCTCATTATATATGCTTTTTATTATTTTGGTAGTATTATATTCCAATCTAGCTTAGATATCAAATCTTCTATTTTGACTACTTTAAGTGAATTTTCTTTTAGATAGTTGTGAAGTTCTTCTACATCTACAATAATATATTGATTGTTTATATCATAGACTATTTTATCAGCTTTAGTTTTAAAAGACCCACCTTTAGCGTTATTTTTTAATGGTCTTAAATCAAATTTAAATGCTTGATTGTGTAATATCCCCTTTATATCCCAAAGTTCTTTATTTCTTTGATTCTGATTAGGGTAGCTTATATTTTTTAATAAATTTTTAAAATTAGAAATAATCATTTTTAGGAAAAAAATTTATATTTAATACAATTCTTTTTTCAACATCTGTTTGAGTTATTAGTTTATGTAAGGTACTAGATTTAAAAATTAATATACTATTTTCTTTTGATTTTATTTTTATTTTATCATTACCTAATAATGTAGTACTATTGCAAGTATCTAAAAAAAATATAGCAGTCAAACAATCACTAAATTCATTGTCTGTATGCCATCCACTTTCTTTAGGTCTATCATATTTTAAAGTTAAATTGGCTCTTACTTCATCTAAACGACTTACTTTTAATTCATTATATAATACACTTAAATCAAAATAATCTGAATTAAATTTATTTCCAGTAAAAAAACTATGAGTAAAAAACAAACCACTAGAATCTTTAGTCATCCTCGGTCTATAGTACCAAGGGAAATGTATAGAGTGTAAAGTTTCTTTTAAACTAATAAAATATTTTTTAGGTAAAAATTTTTTAATTATCTTGTAGTCCATTAGAACTAAAAATTTGTTTTTTCATGTATTTTTTTTAACACTGAAAACAAACTTGGTTTTTCTTTAACCAGTTTTTTGCAGGTCACTTTTCTTTTATTTAAAGATTTTATACTTTGTCTAAATTCTTTTTCAAAATCTTTTTCTTTTAAGTTACCATATTGTATTAAAGATATTTTGTCTGTTGGTGCCCAATGCATACCCGCTGCAATTGCTTGCAAACCTGTATGATTATCATATTTAAAATTATAAGTTCTTTTATACGCAGCTTCTTTAAAACCAGAAAAAGCTCTGTGTTTTAAATTTATTAAACTATTATCCCAAGTTTTATTTAAACAATTTTTCCAATATTCTGTATCATCTCTGTGTGATAATGCATAATGTAATCCTACAAATTCAGAAAATTCTTTAAACATGTGTTTACATTGATAGTTAAAATTATCTCTATCCCATTGTGATATTTTATTTCTTCCTAAATTTCTTACCAATTTACTTAAAAATTCATGTACAGTGTATAATCCATTACTTTCTAATGGTTCTATAAATCCAGCGGATAATCCAATTCCAACTACATTCTTAACCCATAATCTGTTATGAATACCCACTCTCATTTTTATGTTTTTAAATTCTAAGTCATTTCTTCCAAGATGTTTTTTAAATTCTTTTAATGCAGACTCATCATCTACAAATTTACTAGAGTATACATACCCTGTGCCTATTCTTGACCATAATGGTATATTCCACACCCATCCATTTTCAATAGCTGTACAGTTTGTGTAAGGTACTAATTCTTTTTCTTTATCTTTGTATTGTATTTTTGTTGCCCACGCAGAGTCATTAGGCAACATATCAGAATAAGATTCAAAAGGTTCTTTTAAAGTTTTATCTAATAATAAAGATTTAAAACCAGTGCAGTCTATATACAAATCTGCTTTATGTTTATTATTTAAAGATTTAACACCATTTTCATCTTGTTCAATAGAAACAATATCTTCAACTATATGTTTTATTTTTTTACAATAATTATTTTTTAACCATAAACCAAATTTAGTAGCATCAAAATGATAAGCTCTTTGTACTTGATCTATATCAAATTTATTTTGATTTACATATGCCATTTGCAAAGGATATATACAATCTGCATAATCAGAGTAAGGAGTTTTAGGATCTAGTATTTTTTTAAACCACCAATCATTTGTATCTGATTTATTTCCTTCAACAACAGTTCCTCCAAATGGATAATGAAAAGATTCTCCTTTTTTATAAAAATCTGTAAATTTTATACTTAATTTGTAACTACCATCTACGTGTTTTATAAAATCTTCATCTTTAATTTTAAGTAACCTCATCCAATCTGTTATTTGTCCAAGAGTGCTTTCACCTACACCTACTGTAGATATATTTTTAGATTCTATTAAAGATATTTTATAATTAGGAAATTGAGATTCTAAAGTTGCAGCTGTCATCCATCCAGCACTTCCACCACCTACTATTAATACTTTCATTTAATTTGTTTTGATGTTTTTATTATTTATTCTTCATCAATACTAAAAATTTCTTTTTTAAGTTTTTCTCTTAGGTTTGCGATTATTTTAGCGTATTTCTCATTAATGTTATTTAATGATTCAATATGTATAGTTAGATATTCAATCGTTTCTTTTAATTCACTAATATACAATTTTTGACTTCTATTAATTAAAGTTAATTGACCTTTATCTTCTCTTAATTCTTTTATAATTGTGTCTTTAATAAAACTCATCTTTTTCTACTTTCCGTAATTGAAAATTTTAAATTTAAATTTTTATTATTTATATAATCAAAAAAAGTAATTAAAGTCAACCTATCTTTTTTATTGTTAGCCATATAAGATTGAGCACTATGATAAGATGAAGCATCAAATGCTATAAACCTATTATATATTCCTTTAAAAGATATAGTTTCTTCATAAGATTTAACATGTTCTTTATATATTTTTTCTAATTGTTTCATTTTATTTTCAGGTAATTTATTGTTTGTCATTTGTTTATAGTAATCGTATTTAATGTCAGTTGGTATTTCATTTTTAAATAAATTTTTTTTATAAATATTAGTTCCTGCATTACACTCATTTGTTAAATAAATAATTGTAGTTAAAACAGAAGTATCATCTGTGTGGATCCAATCTGTGAACTTATAATTTGCTGGAACTTTTTGAAATCTACATCTAGCTTGAAAGGATAAATCATCTACGTTATTAGGAAATAATACAGCAAGTTGTTTTATACATATATTATTAAAAAAATTAAAGTTTAATTCATGTAAAGGTTTTGATCTAAACCCAGGAGAATATCCGTCTGGCAAATATTCTAAGGTATTAGCATAATCTATTATTTCTTCTGGATTATTAAAAAACCCATCTATACATACACTAGGAAAAATCATTATGGATTAAAATACTCTCCTTTTTTATATTCACCTGGAAGTCCTAAATGATTTCGACTATCATATTTTCTATCTTTACTACCTGGTGTATTTACATCGTTGTAATGTAGAAAAACTTGTGCACAATGCTCTCCTTTAAATTTTTCTCTCCAATGTTCTAATTCACATCCTTTATAAATTAGCATATCCCCTGGAGCTAAATTAACTTTAATTTTCTTATTTTTTTTATTTTTTAAAAATATAGGCCATAAATCTCCACCTAAGTTAAGAGTTGTAGATATCTCACATTCTATTCTATCTATGTGTTTTTTTAAAACATCACCTTTTTTATATATTCGACAATAAGAATAATTTTCGTATAATTTTTTCCCTGAAATATTTTCTAGAAGTGGTTTACATATTTGTAATAATACTTCCATAGCCGGATCTGCATACACTGAAAATGTTCCAGGTACTTGCTTGTCATTCCAAACACCATATGAATGATTTAAATTAGAAATGTATCCAGTGTTAAAAAACGTATTTGTTATTTTCCTTCTTAAATGTAAATAAGAAGTACAAAAATTTGCAACATCTTTTGATATAACTTCTTGTAAAACAAGAAAACCATCTTTATTAAAATCCATAATACTTCTTTTAATTGTTATTTATAATACTTTCAAATTCAACATTACCACTTAAAATAAGTCTTTTTGAATCATTATTAGGCAATACTTCATGAGGTATAGAACTTAAAAAAAATAAACACCTACCTTCTTTAGGTTTTATGTTCATTCTAGTATGTAGATCTACATAAGGATACCCTATATTATAGAAAACAGTGTTACTTGAATTTTTTGTACATTCAATATAAAAAATAAATGAAAATGTTTTTTCATTACTTCCATGAATATGAACTCCGTGACAATTATTTTTTTTATATTTCTGTACCCATAAAGATTTAATATTAAATTTTTTAAATTTAAAATCTTCTTTATACTGTTTTATTATTTCTAATAATATTTTTTCAGATTCAAAAACTATACTAGAATCTATTGTTTTATTATAAAAAGATGTTTCATTAATTTCAGAGCCATTACTTACTTTTTTTAATTTTATTTTTTTAATTTTATTAATAAATTGATCAGAAAAATCTATATCTTTAATATAAACATTTTGTTGAAAAGANTATTTTTTTGCTAATTCCATTTTACCTCCAATTATTTCCNTTTGCCCAAATTACTAAACTNTATCTAGTTCCTNNTGTAACTGGAGTTACTTTATGATAAAGGNAAGATGGGAAAACTANAATAGATCCTTTATTTTTTAATTCTGTNCATTCATGANATTTTATTTTGATTTGGATAATCTTGATAATCAAATAATAGTTTACCNCCNTCATACTCTGAAGNATCTGATAAACTTAANATTAANGAAAGTTTTCTAGTTTTTCCAAATTNATCTGGTGTTAAATATTGATCAAAATGCCAATCATAATGTTGATTTAATTTATATTTAGTAAATTGAGCTAATTCATGATTATCCATTTCTACAAACCATTTAGCATTTATATTAGCTATTCCAATATAAGGTATAATTTCTTTTAGAACCCATTTATGACTTATCCAAGATACATTAGTATCTCTAACTTTTAATTTTGTACCATCATTTCCTGGTTCTCCAACGTGTCCTTTATCTTCTTTTAAACTATTTCCTAATTTAATTATTTGATTACAAATATAATCAGGTATAACTGATTTAAAATACCAATATTTAATATTTGATCTTAGCATAAATTTAATTCTGCCAATCTTGTACCTGTACCTAGTTTACCTTTAATAAAAACATTGAAAGCAATTGACATTCTATTATCATTTTTACAAAAATTTACAAGATGTAGTAAGTCTGAAGGAAATAAAATTACTTCATTTTTAAAAGTAGGTACTGTCCATCTATAACTATTATATATATTAAAATTTTCAGGATCAATTCTTATTGGTTCATATTCTCTTTTTTGAAAACTAATTTCTGTTTCATTTAAATAAAATACTCCTGATATTATAGAATTAGGGTGATCGTGAGAAGGATGATATCCATTTTTATTTGTTATATTTAACCATGATTCTGTTATATAAGGAATAATTGAATCTTTTGGACAAATAATTTTTTCAAAATAATCTTCTATTCTTTTTTGTATTTCTTTTTTTAAT